TCGAGACCACTCATTGAGTTCACGACGGAGAGCCCCCGCACGATGGGCAGTGGCTGCATCATGGGCAACCAGTCGGTCCATGTCGCGAATGAGATAGAGCACGGTTGAATGATCACGATCTCCGAAATGTGCGGCAATCTGAGGTAAGCTCACTTGCAGAATGCGGTGTGCCGCCCAACAAGCCAGCTTGCGTGCTCCTGCAACATAGCGTTCGGAATCGAACCCAAGCAGCCGGCCCTCGCTCAAGCTAGTCAATGCGCAAGTAAGGTCGACCACAGCCCGCAGCTTCGACTTTGCGCCCACTAGTGCCATCAGTCACCTTTGATTCCCGCAACTAACCCAATCTCAGCAACCAAACGGGCTGCAGCTACTGAAGTAAGCCAAATCACCAGAGTTCCTCCTTGAGGGCTGGGGAACTCTCGATCGCACAGGATTACGTCTCGTCCGCGATGAACATGAAGAACTCTCTCAGCGTCGACTTTAATCCACATTTTCACCTCAAGGAATGCAGAGCTGGGTCGTCCACGACAGGCAACCATGCGCAGCGGCAGTTGGGATGCACGGGAATGATGGAGCGTGCCTGGTCCATTGGATATGTCTTGCCGGCCAACTCCTCACACTTGGGGCAGACCTGGTCGTCCTGCGCCGTAATGAACTCCGCCTCCACCTGCACGCCCTCGAGTTCGGCCTCATCGTACGCATTGAGCGAGGCCTCGGCGTGAGCAGAAATGGTCTCGGTACGCGCGATCATCTCGGCACGGCGTTCGCCAAAGCCCACATCGTCAATCAGGCGCTTGGCCGTCGCGCGAGCACCTATGCCTTCAGTGATGGCCCGCGCAAGAGTTCGGCTCATGCGCTGCTCCATCGTCGCAGTCACCCCCTCCAACTCTGAAAATGCGCGAGTAAAGATGATGCCGGCGCGGTCTGCGTGCATGGGTCGAAAGAACGCTGAATCCAGCCACTCGTCCGAGACCTCCACGCCCTGTCCTTTCAGGTTGCGGCCCGCATTGGCCAGCCCCTTCTGATAAGCCGAGCGCAAGTAAATGTTTTGCCAGGAAAGGTCAGCTGCCTGGGAGACGGGGGCGCCTCTCTGTATGCCGATGATGCCGGACCTGTTGGCCTGCTTGATGAAGTCCATGAAACGCGAGACCTTCTTGGGGTCTCGGTCGAACTTGAAGGCGGCACGGCCAGGCGTCTTGGTCTTGGGCTTCGCGCGGGCCGAAGCTCGGATCATGGGGGCGGCCTGGGGAACGGCAACCACAGGATCGGTGATGCCCAGTACGTCTTCCTCGACAATCGATTGCCAGATGGCGCGGGCAATCTCGCGGAAGCGCTTCCGCATTTCGCGCTCATATCGCCGCCGCAAGGTGCTCGTCCTCGTCGGGTCAAAGCGATGGATGGAGCGAGCTCGAGCACGGCGAGCCCGCGCCTTCAGCGTATGAGCGAGAGCCAAATTCATCACACGGTCATGCAGGCAGGTCATTCGTTCACCGCGTCCACGATGGCCTTTAGACGCCTCTTTTGAGCTTGGTGCAGCATGCGCTTGCTTTGCCAATCCGGCATGCGCCGATTGTCCTTGCGCTTCCACTGCGAATGACAGAAGGCTGCGCGCTGATCCGCCTCGGGAAAGGTCTTATTAGCCTCACCATCTCCCATGCAGCGCTCGACAAAGGCCGCCTTCTTCTCACCTTGCCTCGGAATGGGCATTCAACCTCTCCGTTAGATTCTGCTTGACGCTCAATTGACCATTCCTGCCGCGCATGGCTCGATGGAGGACCTTACTGCGGCGCAACTCCTCAGCAACCGCTGCCGCTGTCGCTGCTGCAGTCTCTTTGATGCCCTTCTCCATCGCATCGAGCCGGTCTGCCTGTGCCGTGATGACTAGGAGTGCATCGGACAGCTTCTTGTCGACAGTCGACAAAGTGTCGAGGCGAGCAAGCCGCTGCATCAGCTCCTGGATATCCTTCCTTACTCGCCAGATCGCCCAATAGAGCAGAACGAAGACGAGAGCAACAGACACGACCCAACTCAAAGGGAGCTGACTCAAGTCCAGCATTGGATTCCAGTTCACGAGACGACCTCCTCCACATCAGTGATGGGCTGACCCGAAAGATCAACCTCTTGGTCCGCTCCGATCCATTCCCCCTCGACCACGCGCTCGGTTCCGGACCCAGTGACCGAGACGCTTTTGAAGCCCAACTCGACGAACTTGTCGGCGACTTGGGCGTTGTCTGCCCAGGACTCCAGCCAACTGAGCGACACCACGGCCCGGTAAACTTTCCCTCTCCCCAGCAAAACTCTCATCCACCACCTCCATGAAGACGCGCAACCTTGAGTGGTCCGTCGTCAGTTCGTAGCCAAGAATCAACCAGAACAAGTCCCCCCAGGTGAGCTGGACGAAGTCGATACCGAATCGCGTCTTAACCCTCATCATGCTGGAACCTCGCGGATTTCGTCCGCCCAATCCGGCATCAGCTCCTCAAACTGCTCGGGCCCAAGATGGATGGCGCCAGTATACGGGTCGACGTCCTCGAGGTCAAGGTCGTCCTTCTCATAGGTCAAAGTGACATGAGGCTGGTAAGTGTCGTAGGGCCAGGAGGCGCCCATCTGCTTGATAGTCTCATGCCGCCAGTGCAGAACCGTACTGTTAAAGAATAGAACGACCGCACGCGGACCAAGGCTGCCGACCGCTCGCGGTCCGCCCGGCTTGATGATGAGCGAGCCATCTTCCTTCTCGTCCCAAGGTTCTGGAATGCGCATCCAGTCGATTGGCTGAGTCGAATAACAGATCGTCACATGCAGGTCACCAGGGGGTAGCAGCGAGCCGAACCCCTCGCGCCGGGCCCAGGTCATAATCTCGTCCGCATTCAACACCTCGCGGCAAACGTAGAGGGGCTTGGCTGGAAAGACCTTGTGCACACGCAGGGCGGCGCGCTGCACCAGCTGCAAGGTCTGGCCGTTCATTGCCCAAGGCTGCTTGCCTTCGAGCATAGCCTTGGTCTCGGGCTCCAAGGGGGCGGGGGCTCCCCCATCAATCTCCAAGTCCCCTTCATCCCAGGTAAAGTTCTCGGCTCGACCAGCCATCACTGCACCTCCAAAATGATTCGACCGTCTTTGACCCCGACCTTCTTGAACTTAGTGTTGCGGTCAAAGAGCAGCTCGTGTTCCTTTACCCCCGCCAAGCCCTTCTTCGGTCCACCCATCACCTTCCTGCCTTTAGGGATACGAATCTCAATGGCCTTGCCTCCATGAGAAAACCCATCCGCCCATTTCTGATTGAGAGAAGTCGAAGCAAAGCCCTTATCAGTGAAGGTTTGACCATCCTTTACTTGGGACAACTGCGCGGCCATCTTACCAGTCACGCCGCGATAAGCCCTCGTGTTCTGCTCCAACGGCCTAGCATCTCTCTTGATAGCATTGGACAGCTCGTTGTTTTGCTTCTTCAGGCGGGTCTTATCTGCAGGGGAGAGATGGGCGCGCTCGCGTCCTCGTGCAACCGAGTTCATGTCCATCGCGTTGGGATTGCTGAAGTAGGCCTTATAGGCCGGGTCCCCGCCTCCAACTGCCTCGAAACTGTGTTTGTCCACGACAGCATCCATCTTAGCTTCACTGGCGGGGGCGCTCTCACCCCCGTCTCCTCCCCCTCCGCCATCCCCCCACTTGCCATCATCATCATCATCACGCGGCTGATCTGGATCAAAGTCCATGGTCTGCAAGAAGGCTGCCAGCTTGCGGGTTTCATCTCCGATGCCCTCTTCTATGGCCGGCAGCTTCTCGTCCGGAGGCGCATTGGCTGCATCCTCATCGCCTGCCCCCTCCTCTGGATCGTCGGGGTTAGGAGCCTCGTCCTCGCCGGGCAACTCCTCATCCAGCGGCTCCTCTCCTGGCAGGTCCTCAGGCTCGGCCGGCAGGTTGAGGAACTCGCGCCTAAACTCATTGGGCGGCACGATGACATCGGCACCGGGAGCGGTGACGTAGTTCCGCAGAGTGTTGGAGCGAGTAAGGCCAACATTCGCCGCCTGTTCAGGCGTTTGGCCGGCGTTTGGCCATTCGATGCCCCACTCACCGTCGGGCTGCTCAACGTTCTGCGTCTCAATCATGCGTTGAACGAACGGCTTGAGGATGTAAGGCCCAGCGTAGTTGATAGACCGCTCCTGCACTCGAGCCGCAAAGTTGTTCTCATCCTGCGAAGAGGAGAGCTCGCCGCGCTCTGACCCAATGAGGATACGCTTCGGTATTTCGCATGTCCCGGCGATCAGGTCGAGCAGCTTCTCGATGTTGGGGCCAGGATCGGCAACAGGCGCCGTCAACTCCGAGACGTTGATGCCCTGAAGGGCGAAGATGCGGCGCAATTGGTGCTCATACTCAACCACCTGCGTCTTCATATCGGCGATGGCCTCAGCCGAATAGTTAGCCTCCTTGTCGGCCGACATGGAGAGGCCAGGCCGGCTGTTGAACCAGAAAGTCTCAGCACTGGCACCAGCCGTCTTCTCCAAATCCTGCAGCCAGTTGTAGACCGGAACCAATCGAGGCGTGCCGTAGACCTCATCCTCGTCCAAGACTTCAGCCAAGTGGAGCACTCGCGTATGGTGAACGGTGAAGCTCTTCTTATGAGAAGTCTGGCCCGTCGACACGATGCTCGAGATGGAACCGGTGCGGCAAGTATAGAGAGTAGGCAGGCCATAACGAGGAGAGGTCGTGTCCGTATCCCACTGGTTCACGTCGATGTTGAGTTCACCATAGGCAGCCAGATAAAGAAGAGGATGCTTGCCTGGTTCTAACGGCCTATCCATCTGCTGGCCGTCTCTGAAGCCCATGACGAGCAGCCCATAGCGCCCAATACCCGAGACGCGGTCTGCCCGCTCGAAGTAAGTCATCGCCTTATGAACGTTGAAGAGCTTATCCACCGAAGCCGAAAACGGGGAGAACGAGGGGGACTTCAACTCAGGAGAGTTCCACGTTCCATCCCAAACGATTGGAGCCTTGCGCCAGGTCGCGCGGGGGTAGGTCCGCACGATGCGATTGCCAATGCCATTCCTCAAGTACATCGACCAGAGAAGTTCGGGCGTCAGGGCTTGCGGATAGCCGAACTGCTTATAGGTATCTCGCTGTCCTTGATGAGTAACGCCAAGGAACGACGAGATGCGGTCCCGGATCGTCGAGAAGATGTCTGCCACGTTTTGCCCCTCCTGTACAGGCCCTGCTGCAACAACTGCAACACCTGAGTCACCGCTTGTTCTCGCTTATTCTCTAACTCTTTCACAACAGACGCCCGCACGGTAC